CTTTGATATCAGTTGTATCAAGGAAAGGGATGGAAGCAGGAATGGCAAATGTCTGATTACTCCCATCCCCGTCATAATATTTTTCAGTTGTTGCCATTGTTATTTAGGTATTGAGAGGACATTTTGTACTTGACTGGTCCTCTTAAGGGACTGCATTTCAGAGATTTTCCGCCTCCGATCTTCTTCTATCAAAGTTTGTACTATGTTATTTTTCTTCATCTTAGCCCAAGCTCTCTTACGTGCACGGTCAAATAAGTTCTTAATTAGTTTGTTATGTAAATAAGATTTCATTGGATCCATCTCACGTCTACCAGCTTTCAAATCTTCTTGCATAGCACGTAAAGAATTCTGAACTCTAGGGTCATCAGCTAATTTATCTAGCTTCAACTCTAGGTTTTCTTTACCTATGTACTCTTGGAATTTAGATCTAAGAACTGGTGAGTCTGATAAATCAGTCCCATCAGGAGCAGAATATGTTGACATCCGTATATCATATCCGCTATCGAATAGTAACTTTCTACCCGGACCTTGGTCTAGGTTAAGGGAAATAGGTATAACCATGTTCCACATTCTTGTTACGAAATCATGGTTTTTGATTGGCTTACCATTGAGCATATCAAACTTAGCAGGTAACGGTTGTCCAGCTAATCCTTCAGTAATTAAGTTTCTATTACGAATTGAATCAGTAATACCTGATCCAAGTTCCTTCATATGAGGAGTAAATAATTTACCAATCTCATTTCTTAACCCTGCTAAAGGCACTGTGTTGTTCAATAATCCCGCTATGATTCTACTTTGTTGACCAGGAGATCCTGAAAGTAAATCGACAAACGATTGTAAACCTTGTAAATATGTTTTACTTGCTGCAGATTGTGCTACAACTAGGGCTAGTTTTTGGAAGTTATCCTTTGTCCACTCTTCTCCCATCAGCTCATAGTGATCACCAATATCAGCTATGGTTGAGAGAATTTGGTTAAACGGTTCCATGGAATCATATCCGACCCATACACCTCCAATGTTTACACTCCTAGGTATCCATCCTGCATCCATCCAAACTTGTCTTTTTTGTCTATCAGTAGGTCCGTTACCGGTTAACCCACCATTCATAAAGTGCATACCAGCCATTGTAATGACTGATCCACCTATAGCTAATCTACCTTGCTGTAATGCCTTAGCATTGATTAAATCCTCAACTGTGTTAATTCCATATTTCTGGACATCAGCTAAGGTATCAGGTGTAGCTCTAGCTATATCATTAAATTCTTTAACTAGGAAATTAAATCCAGGAGTATGCTTCGCTGTTAATGTTAATCCATTGACACCTGTTCTAGCAAATAGGAAGAAAGGTTTAGCCCATGGAGCTGCAGCAAAGACATTGTTAAGTCCCTTGGAAAATCCTTGTAAGTCAGTTGTAAGTGTAACTTCACGCTTAGCAAATTCAACTGCACTATCTAATATATTACCATCTGGATCTATAATCTCACTCAGGAATCTATTCTCTGCATCCTTCAGTACACTAGCATCTATATCTATTGACTGTCCTGGGTTGGCTGCTTCTAAAGCTTGACGAACAGCCTTCTCTTTGGCTCTGGCTCTAGCTAATATATATCCAAAGGTATCGTCAGTAGCACCCATAATCTTAGTTGAATAAGTGAGGAACTTATTATTGTTCATCTGTCGTGACATATTTGCTATATAATAAGCAGCCTTATCACCAAGAGTAGCGTTACCACTAGTCTCTATCCAATGACCAAACATCTCCCACTGTTCATCTCCTCTGGTATATTCAGAGAATCTAGATTTAATAGTTGCTACATCACCAGCCCAATAAGAGTTAAGTTTTGTTTTAAATAACTGCCAGGCTTCTGGTATAGCTTCACGCATTGCATTAGTTGCAGCTAATGATGCTCGTAGCGTTGTACTGTCACCTGTGAATGGTTGTCTGAGAGCTGCCCCTACGGCTGTAGAAATAGGCCTTAGGAAGGTTGCAGTACTTGTGCCCATAATTGCCCGTGCAGGGGTCTTAGGACCGCTTAAGATGCTATTAATCATAACACCTTGAAGCTCTTTAATTAGTAAACTAGTATTTTCTGAGCCTTTAAACTCACCACCTTTAAGTTTTGTACGTATGAAATTATCAAAATCAGTAAGATTTTCTATCTCATTACTCATAGAAACTGCTTCAAAGATAGCCTTAAATAGGTCATCATCCTGGCTTTCACCAGCAATTCTGAATGCTAATTGATAAGCTTTTATTTGTTGATCAACTTGTTCTTGTAGGTTCTCGTTGACGAATTTCCTTTGTGCTTGCTTAGCAGCACGTGGTGATTTTCCCTCTGCTAATTGCCTAAACTCAGGGGAATGGAGTAATTTAGTACGCTTTATCTCAGTTGTAGCTGTAGTTAGTTTATCGAACAATGCCTTGGCAGGTCCGTCTACATCACCAAGATCAGCAATATCAGCTAATTCTCTACCCACTAAACCTAAGTCCCGTATTTCTCTAATCAGGGAACCAATGACAAGGTCAGCAGCAACTACATTTTTAGCAGTCCATGCTACCATTTCATCTGGTGTACCCTCAAAATACCTATGAGCTCCTCGGAAGTATTCAGCTAGGTATGCTTCTGCAGGTAAATCTGCAGCTTCTCTTCCTAATCCAGCACGTTGGAATTGAGTAATAGCATCACCCCACTCCTCCTTCATAGAAGATCCACCTTGTTTAATACGATTTACTTCAGTGTTAAATTTAGCATCACTAACTAGTTCTTTATAAACTTCAGTAACAGTCTCTTCACTTAATCCACCAGTTCTAAGTGCACGTTCTAGTGCTACTGGTGTGGTGACTGAACCTGGAGAACCATTCTCAGCACCCCATTCTTCTCTAATCCTCTTCTGTGAATCTCTTACTTCAATAGCAGAATCCTTAGATGTAGGTGCGCCCTGCCATGGATCAGCGATTGGTTTGTTTTTGTGACCTCTAAATTCTGTTGGAGTTTCAGCTAATTCTGTTTTACCTTTTTGTACGATTTGATCTGTGACACTTTGAGCCCTTTTGATTCCTTTAGCTATTGCTTGTGGTGCAGCGTTCTTGGCTTTACCTAAGACTCTGAAAACACCATTAGCTATTTCACCAATGCCTGCTCCTTCTACTACATTCTTTAATGTTTTAATGATAGGGTGATCATCATCATTAGTAGCTAGAGGAGTATCAATGAAACCATAACGATCTCTTAGTATCTGTAAACCGTTAGCATCTTGAGAGTACTTAGAAACTAAGTCAGCACTAACACCAACAGCAGCAGCACGTGCCCATTGATTGGATACTAATCCACCAACTGCGCTGACTGCTCTACCTGCTCCAGCAATTGTAGCACCACCTGCAATCAGTGGAGCTGTTTTAACAATAGCTAAACCAAGTGTACCAAAATGAGTTGCACTACGAATAAGTCCACCCCACCAAGTTTTAGTTTCAATAGGGTTTGAATCATCTACAAACCAATCATCCCATTCAGCTGTATATTCACCATCTGCAGCCATTTCATCTTGCATCTCACCTGTTGCTATATCAATAGCACGCTCAGGTAGAGTAGCAATTGAGGATGCTGTATCTTGTATTCCCCCAGTAAATGCTGATTGAAGTTCTTTGACAACACCTCCCATACCCCAGTTCTCTCTTTCTCTAGGGTCTGCTTGTGCAGCAGCTCGTTGTTCATCCGCTGCTTTTTCTTCTTCTTCAGCTTGTTGTATTCCTTGGGTTCGTTGTTGTTCTTGTTGGAGCCATTGACTTTGCTCTACAATAGCATCTTGCACAGCTCCAACATCTATATTATCGAGTGTAATACTCATTGAATTACTTTAGTAATGTTATTCTGGTGTAACCCCCTCAGTTACTTCCTCTACTGATAAATCAACACCTTTGTCAAGAGCCGCAGCTCTTTTCAATTTACTATTGTTAGGATATCTAGTTATCAAATATTGAACTACTGGGGATTTAGATTCTAAAACTTTAACCTGATTAGGTTGTGGTAAATCCTTACCAGTTTGAGATTTATACTGCATATTTGCTATGTGCCAATCTGTGAGTGGTGGGTTTTGTTTCAAACCTCTGGCAATATATCCATAGACAGCTGGTATTGTATTGTTATATGGGTCAAGAGCATATGCTTCTACACGTTTATAGTCCTGCTCAGTACCAGGTAAAAGACCTGAAGTTAATGCATTCGTTCCATTCTCTTTACCATCTATGATAGCTTTTAAGGCTGTTGTACTTTTACCTGGTAAAGAATGTATATTCCTGTCAACACTTCTACGTGCACTTAAGGTAGTACTTCCAGGATTTGCTTGCTCTTGGTCCAGTAGACGAAGTGTTTCTTGTATAGCATAATCGTGTTTTTCTTGAGGAGTTTCGAACTTCCCTTGTCTGTAGAATTGAGCATATTTTGCTTTAGCATTTCTAGTTAATGTATTGTACTCCACAGTATTTGTGTCCATGACACCTGACTGCATGCCTAATACAGTTCTAGCTTTAGATTCTATATCATCATTTGCTTGTTTAAGGTATGTACTATTAAGTCCTCTACCTAAATCTGACTCTGCTTTTTCTTTCCATGTCTTACGTAGCTGATCATCTCCTTTAATCCTCATCCAATCTTTAGTTTCAATAGGAAGTCCTTGATCTAATTTAGCTTGCATATTAGCGACATGTTCTAAGTCATCAATATCTTCTTGAGTGTAAGTGGATAATGTTTTTAACTCCTCAGGTAATGGTACTTCAGGAAATCTATCACGATGTACACGTTGTATATCACGTACTTCCTGTTCAGTAAGTGCAGCACCTTTTTTCTGTATTTGATCTAATACTGTAGCTACATAACCTTGACTCTCAGCTCCATTTATTTTAGTCTGCCTTTCTATCCTTTTAGTTTCAGCATCATAGAGTTGTGTTTCTATTTCATCTCTATTGAATTCGTCCCAACCTGCTTCACCTAACGTAGTTTTTCCTTTACCTTTATGTGTAAATTCATAGTCAAGCATAGCTAAGACTTCAGCAGGTGTTATCTTCTTATTTGTTACCTGGTCCATTAAGTCAGCTATGACAAATTCCCTAGCTCCTTTAGCTCCTGCCGCGTAATGATTACCACTATTATTTATATAACTAAGAACAACTTCACCTAAATTACCACTCTTTGCAGCATGTAAAAAACTTTCAGAACCAAGACGTTCACGCTCTCCGTGTGCTTGTACATTCAGCTTTTGAAGCCATTCTGATCTAGCCAGCGCTACTTCTTGGTTATATTTTGGGAAATATTCTTTGTGTACAAACAGAGGATTATAGTCACCGACCTCATTGAATCCATACATTTTATTGTATGAATCTAGGTAAGTCTTAAAGTCCTCTTCTGTTCTAACTTCACCCCATGTCAAAGTAGATCCATCTACTCTAGAAGCTGTGAAGCCATCCAATTTAGATTCGTCAAAACCTTGCTTCCAAGTATGTGAAGCCTGATGAAGTAATGTCCTTTTTAATATTTTTAATCTATGTCCAGATAATCCTTCTAGTTCTTCAGCAAGACTGATATCTTGATTCGGTCCAGGTTTTCTATACTGGCCTGCTTTCCAGTTGAAATATCCCATCTCTTGATCTTGTTGGTCATTTGCTTTATTCCACTCTCTATATTCTTTTTGATCTGCCCCTATATCATTTATAAGGCTTAAGGACTCATTCCTTAACTGCATATCTCTTTTTTTCTGTTGCTCTTGCCAGGTTTTTGATGCAGTTTCAGAAAACTTAGCAAGCTCTGATATAGCACTGGACTTTAGTTTAGCATTAGCTAAACGTTGTGCGTCGTTTAAACGCCTCATTTGCTCAGCGGAATCCTCACTCTTATTCCAAGAGTCGTAATGCTCTTTCATACGAGGAGTAAAATCAGCTGGCTTGATGTAAGAAAATTGTGCCATGGTCAGCCTGTGACTCCTGGAGTAGTTGTTGTACTTGCTCCTAAAGGTCCGCTAGCAAGGCTCGCAATACTAGTTGCTATTCCTAACGCATCTTTGAATGCTGCAAGTGCTACGTTCTGCATAACAGGTTTCGGTGTTTCTACACCAGGCACTGGTATATTCCAAACCTTAGCAAACTCTTGCATCTGTGCATTCTTAGCTGACCTTTGACCAGTTTCAGCTGAGAATTTAAAGTCTTCTTTAGCATCTGTTAAAGCAGCATTCCTTGCTGCATAAACCTGAGCTAATTGTAATCGTTCTAGTTGGTGCATACGTCGAACTGAGTTACCTGATACCCCACTAGCTGCTCTACTTGAAGCAAAGCTTTCACTCATTTGTTTGATCATAGTGGATACATTTTCTCTAGCTCCACGTTCTTCAACACGTGATACTTGACTTTGTAATTGATAACCAAGATCACTAACACCTCTGGCTATGCTATCTAAGCTTTCTTTGTATTGACTTGTTCGTTGTCGATGCAACGTTGATTCTTGTATGAAGATTCGCTTACGCTTAGCTTCAGCATATCTGTATTGGCGCCTAGCATTTTCATTTGCTACTCTGGCTTCATCACCTAAACACACGGCAAAACTCGATAAAGGTTAATTGGTTAGGTCCATATGTTAGTTCTCTAAGGAACTTGAACCCAAGGAAACGAAGTAATTTAATGTGTACAGTGTTGCGTTTATCCGCAATGTTCCACAATAATTTTTCTTCTCTACTGTCTACATAACGCTTTGCTTCCCTAACAAAGGTCATTGGATAATCTTTTATAACAGGTGTACATAACATCCAGATCTGTCCGCCTGGATCTACTCCAGCCATACCGGCAGTCTTGCCGTTAGGCATCGTGAAATATATACAGGAGCCTCTAGAAGCTGCGGAAACTAATGTTTCCATAGGATCTACCCCATACCCTTCAACGACCTCTCTCAGGTCATCTGGAAGTAAGTTAGAGGCCACCTCTTTGGCAGCCTCAATGGTAATTGAATGGATAATATTAGACACGTTTATAATATCTAGTGGAGTAATCTCCTTCCCAAGACATAGAGTGTAGTGTAGCAGGTGAAGGATGGGAGGATTTAAGGTTTAATGTTACGTTTGTATTTCTTTCATAGATAGGTATAGTCTGACTCTGTTCATCATCAAAAGCTACAGTATTAGTATTACTAGAATCATGTACTAATGATTCATATAACTCAGTGTAATTATCTTTACCTGGTCGTTGTAAAGTTGTTTCAAAAACTCCTGAGTCACCAAAAGTAAACTTCACTCTATGTATAATTAAAGAGCTTGGTTGATCGGATAGATAAGTTGTACCAGAAGATTTTTTGTAATAT